CTTCATACTTTTTTATCACCGGTTGGCGTACTATTAATAGGCGGTCTTGTACATGATTATGCTTACAAGTATCAAACCCTATTAATGTTAAATAAGAAAGATACCATGGGTGTTATATCTCAAAAAAGAGCAGACGAAATCTTTAGAGATATTGGTATAGAAGTAAACGGTTTCTTTATTATGAATTACTTAGCATACTGGTCATTAAGACTAGGTGGTTTTATGGCGTGGAATAAACATCGTAAAGTCAATGCTAAAATTAAGTAAATTAAAAAAGGAGTAATTTTATGAACTGGATAAACAATAGACTTAAAGAAAGAACATCATGGGATGGCGCAACATTAATTGGATTTGGTGTTGTTGTTGTTTTTTTTAGTCCCATTGCTAAGTTATGTGCATATGGCGCTATAATTTATGGTGCATGGACTTTGATAACTAAAGAAGACTAAATTAATTAAGGAGAACTGCTAACATGTCAGAAATGATTAAAGGAAATGGTACTAATGTATCATCAGACAAAAAGAATTTAGAAACAGCAATTGAATTTTTGCAACGAGACGTTGCAGATATGCAAAATATTCATATCAGATTAGACAAAGCAATTACGAAGATTATAGATGTATCAAATTCTATTCATATCATGTTAGCAGTTCATGAAGAAAAGATTGAACGACAAGATGAAATTCTTAGTGATAATTCAGCACAAATAGAAAACAAAAGAAAAGAATTAGCAACCGATATTAAAGAACTTCATAGTAGAATTAGTACAATTAATAGAGACTTATATGAAAGGATTACTAATACTGAACAACATATTATAAATGAAAACCAGAAAATTCAACAACAACTAAAACAACATATTGAAAGTTTAAAGGTTAACTTAAATGATAGAGTTAGTCTTTTGGAAAAATGGAGATGGTTAATCATTGGTGGTGCAGTTGTAGTGGGATTCATATTAAATAAATTTATAAAATTTTAATCTTGACATTTTCTTTTTTTTCGTGTAGTATTATAAGAAACGATTTGTTATGTACAACCATATTGATATAGAATTCATGAGGAGATTAGCTCCTCAATTAGAACAATTTAAAGAAAAGGGAAATCATCTTTTTAATTTTAGATGTCCTTATTGTGGCGATTCCAAAACAAGTAAAGTGAAAGCCAGAGGATATGTTTTTCAAAAAAAGAATGATTTCTTTTACAAATGTCATAATTGTTCGGTGGGAAAAACATTGTCTAATTTAATAAAATATGTTGATGCAGATTTGCACAAAGAGTATGTAATGGCAAGATATACATCTGGCGTTCATTCTTCTGAAAAACCAACATTTGATTTTAAACCACCAGAATTCAATACACACGACCAACTTATATTTGAAGATTTTTTATATCAACTTAAAACTTTTGATGATTTAAAAACTTCATCACACCCAGCAGTAAAATTTGTAGAAGAAAGAAAAATTCCACAAAAATATTATTCTCAATTATATTTTGCACCCGAATTTTTTAAATTTACGAATACACTTTTACCTAATAAGTTTCCATCACTTAATGGAGACCACCCAAGATTAATTATTCCTTTTTTTGATAAGGAAAATGTTTTCTTTGGTTATCAAGGCAGAGCATTTGGAAAAGAAAATCCAAAATATATTACTATAATGTTAAAAGAAAAAAATAAAATATTTGGTCTTGATAGAATTAATTCTAACCAACATATTTTTGTTGTTGAAGGGCCGATTGATAGTCTGTTTCTTGATAATTGTCTTGCTGTTGCTGGTGCAGATTTTAAATTAGATATGGATGAAAAAGATTATACGGTTATCTATGATAACGAACCAAGAAATGTAGAAATAATAAAAAGAATGGAAAAATCAATTGAACAAAATCAATCAATTGTAATTTGGCCTGACAATATTGAAGAAAAGGATATTAATGATATGATACTTTCTGGGAAAACTTCTGTTGAAATTCATAGAATTATAAGTAAGAATACTTTTTCTAATTTACATGCTAAAACTAGACTCATAAACTGGAAGAAAATTTAAGGAGATATAAACAAATGCAAAAAAACTTACCTACTCAATATCAACAATTTATTCATTTATCAAGATATTCAAGATGGATGCCTGAGGAAAATAGACGAGAAACATGGGAAGAAACAGTATCAAGATATTTTACTTTTTTTGAATCTTATTTACAAAAAATGCACAAATATAAAATGACAGATAAGTTACAGAAACAATTAAAAGAGTATATTTTAGATTTAAAAATTATGCCATCTATGAGATGTCTTATGACTGCTGGTGAAGCACTTGAAAAAGAAAACATAGCAGGATATAATTGTTCGTATGTTGCAGTAGATAGACCACAAGCATTTGACGAAATTCTTTACATTTTAATGAATGGAACTGGAGTAGGATTTTCTGTTGATAGACAATCGGTTAATAATCTTCCAGATGTCGCAGAAGAATTTCATCCTAGTGATACAAAAATAATTGTCGCAGATTCAAAACTTGGTTGGGCAAAAGCATTCAAAGAACTTCTTGCGATGTTATATCATGGACAAGTTCCAAAATGGGATTTAAGTAAAGTAAGACCAGCAGGAGCACCATTAAAAACTTTTGGTGGTCGTGCATCTGGGCCAGAACCATTAGATGATTTATTTAAATTTTCTGTTAAGGTAATGCGTAGTGCCGCTGGTAGAAAACTTACTTCTCTTGAATGTCATGATATTATTTGTAAGATTGCAGAGGTTGTTGTTGTCGGTGGTGTAAGACGTTCTGCATTAATTTCTCTTTCTAATTTATCTGATGATAGAATGAGAGCAGCAAAGACTGGAAGATGGTGGGAAACAGAACCACAAAGAGCACTTGCAAATAATTCTGCGATATATACTGAAACTCCAGATATGGGAATATTCTTAAAAGAATGGAGGTCGTTGTATGATTCTAAATCTGGTGAAAGAGGAATTTTTAATCGTGATGCTGCCGTTAGGGTTGCTTCTGAAAATGGTAGAAGACAAACTGATGGAATAGAATTTGGAACTAATCCTTGTTCTGAAATTATTTTACGTTCAAGAGAATTCTGTAATTTATCAGAAGTCGTGGTAAGAGCAGAAGATACTATGGAAACTTTAAAAGAAAAAGTAAAACTTGCAACCATTTTAGGAACTTTTCAATCTACATTAGTTAATTTTAAATATATTGCTAAAGAATGGAACAAGAATTGTAAAGAAGAAAGACTTCTTGGAGTTTCACTTACAGGTATTATGGAATGTCGTTTTACAAATGGTAAAGAAAGTGGTTTAGAAAAAAGATTACAAGAATTAAAACAAATTGCAATTGATACAAATAAAAAGTATGCAAAAGATATTGGTATTAATCAATCAGTTGCAACCACCTGTGTTAAACCATCTGGTACAGTTTCTCAATTAGTAGATTCTGCGTCTGGTATTCATACAAGACATAATCCATTTTATATTAGGACTGTGCGTGGAGATGCGAAAGACCCATTAACACAATTAATGATTGATGCTGGATTTCCTTATGAAGAAGATTATATGAATAAACATAGTATTGTTTTTTCTTTTCCACAAAAAGCAGATAAAGATTCCGTTTTTAGAACTGATATGAGTGCAATAGAACAACTAGCAATTTGGAAAATATATCAAGTAAATTGGTGTGAACATAAACCATCTGTAACTATTTCTGTAAAAGAAGATGAGTGGATGGCAGTTGGTGCTTGGGTTTATGAGAATTTTGATTATATGTCTGGTGTTTCTTTTCTACCTCATAGTGACCATATCTATAAACAAGCTCCATATCAAGATTGTACCGAGAAGGAGTACAACGAATTTGTAAAGAAGATGCCGAAAGATGTGGACTGGGGATTACTAAGTAAATATGAACTATCTGACCAGACTATCGCTAGTCAAGAATTAGCGTGTAGTGGGCCAGAGGGTTGTGATGTAACCTTTACTACTCCAACGGGAATCGCTGGTATATCATAGGGAAATATATGTTGCCAGAGCGATTTTAGAGGGGCATTTGGGCGCTGTAGATAGCGCCAAAGGTGTTTGTATCCTACCCCTTAAAACGACTTAAAATGATTGATTTGAAATGATAAAAAATGTAAATTTATATGGTAGTGGATTAAAAAAGGTTGGAATTGATTACTCGATGAGCAGTCCTGCGATATGTTTATCATATAACGAAGATGTATCTTGGTCTACTTGTAAGATTTTTTATTTAACCGATAAGAACAAATATCTTGGACATTTTGCTGAAGATAAAATTATGGGACAATCTCTCTATAAAGATTGGGCATCTCAACAGGAAAGATTTCACGCACTTTCGAATTGGATAATGGTGCATCTGAATCTGGATAATTCTGTAAAGGTATATCTCGAAGACTATTCTTTTGGAAGTAAAGGCAGAGTTTTTAACATAGCAGAAAATACTGGCATCTTAAAATATAATCTTTATCTACAAGGCAATCCTATTATCTTATTACCACCAAGCATTATAAAAAAATATGCTACTGGAAAAGGAAATGCTGATAAAGAATTAATGTATGAAGCATTCTATAATGAAACCAAAATTGATTTACAAAATATTTTAAATTCTTCTATATCAAACCCTTTGACTGATATAGTTGATGCTTATTTTATTTGTAAATATGGGAAACAATATGAGCAAGAACAAAATTAATAATAATGATTTTATTACTACAAAAATAAATAAACTTTTATCACAATTAGAAACTCAAGTGGAACAAGTTTTTGGAGAATTCTCTGAGGAAGAACTTAAAGAATTACTTGATAATGATTTAGGTGAAATTATTTTTAATTGGAAAGGACAAGCACAAGAAGAACGAGGACGAAGAAATCAACAAAAATTAATTGATTTTACTTTAGGCAAACAACAATAATATCCAATTATTTTAACAATTTTGTTAGATAAAATTCTATAAATTTATAAATATATGTGACTACAAAATAGAGTATTTTAGAGGTTTCATATGCATAAATTTTTATTTCTTTTCCTGATATTGGTGATTATATTCACTCCATTAAATCCTGTTTTTGCAACAGACAATTCCACGTCTAATCAAACTAATGCAAGTGGCAGTAACACTTCTATAAGTGGTGGGTATACTAGTACAACTACAAACAACAATGACGGACAAGTTAATAATACAACTAGCACCACAAGCAATTCATCAACAACAAATCAAAAATCCATACCTGTTGGAAATGCAAGTGCGCCTTCTATGTCAAGTTACTCACAAGACCTTTGTACAGTTGGTGTAGGTTTTGGTATGCAAACACTTGGTCTTGGTGTATCAGGTGGAACATATTTTACCGACCAGAATTGTGAACGAATGAAATTATCAAAACTTCTTTATGATTATCAAATGAGAGTTGCATCAATAGCAATTCTTTGTCAAGATGATAGAGTATTTTCTGCTATGGAACATGCAGGTACACCATGTCCATTCGAAGGAAATATTGGTAGTGCAGCTAATGCACAATGGAAAAAATATGATATAGAAAGACCAGATTATGATAGATACACAGACAAACTTAAAAAGAGAGAATATATCAACCAAAAATTAAGTAAAGAAGCACAAAAGAAAATTGATGCGATTAAAAAAGCAGAACAAAAGAAAGCAGAAATTGAAACTAAAAGAAAAATGAAAGAACTAGAAAAATTACAAGAGGAAATTAAAAAAGAAGAAAAAGCTAATATTCCAAAGAAAGAAAAGAGTTCTTGGTTTAACTTGGATTTTAAAATTGAACATTTAGACTCTAAACCTGTTGACTTTTCTGGACACCAAAGTGTTGGTGGAGTTAAACTTCCACATACGAACTAATTATTGGAGAATATTTTGTTCAAATACGTTAAAACTATATTAAAGTATCTTTTCATAGTTTTTATAATTTTCTGGTTTTGGACTGGAATAACTCGAGCAAATGTTACAGTTACTTCAACATCAGTAGATGTTATTCAACAAAATACACCACAACAAGGTGATATCTCAACTGTCACAACTACTACCACAAACACTACAACCACAACAACTGTACCCGGTTATAATCAAAATGTTGTTTCAGAACAAACAACAAAAACAGGAGATGTTTTAACGAACTCTACTTTTGGTACAGGGAACACATATTCAGATGACGGTTGGACGATTACTGGTTATGATTATCATCATGGCGCAGAAGCGGCAAGTGCTGGTGGTGGTAATGCACCAGGCGGTTCTTGGGCTACTGGACTTGATTCCAAAGCAGAACAAAGTATATCTGTTAAAGATGATGGTGAATTAACTCAAGCAGAAATTAATAATGGATTTAAATCTGAATTATCAGCAGACATATGGTATTGGCATAATTTTGGAAGTAATACTACTACAATGACACAAACTATAACAGGTGCTAGTGGAAATGTAACGACACAAGAAAGAATACTATCTGGGAAAAATGCTAGCAATACTGGTAATGCTTTTGTTAATTATACTGATACTTATATTAATACTGGAAATACAGAAACAGATTATACTATTAAAGTAACTATTTTTAATGCTGGTACAGGTTATCATGGTGGGCATTATGGCCCAGATATTGATGATATAGAATTAGATATAGAATACAATGAGATTACTACTCAATGGGTTGCCCCTGTTACAACATCAAGTACAGTTATAACAGAATCAGTTAGCACAGCAGTTGTATTTTGCTGGGAACAAACACCATCAACTTGTCCCGATGAAGGCATAACTGATATAACTGATGATATATTTGAAGACCTTGAAACAGTTGAAGATTCAATTGAGGAAAGATTTGAAGAAGAAGATGTATACGTTGATACAGAAATAGAATTTTTTGAAGAAGAAGTTTATGTATTAGAAGATGAAGATTTTGAAGAAACATTTGAAACAAGTATAGTCGAAGAAGATATTGAAGATATGTTTGCTGGTGTTTTTGATGGAATGGAAATGGGTGATATCTTTGATTTTTTTGAAACAGATAATGATATGGGAAGTGTAGATGATTTGAATATAGAAGAAGAAACATTTACTGACATGGGATTTGAAGAACCACCAATGATGGAAGAATTTGAAGAAATGTCAACTGAACTATATGAAGAATTAGATATGCCAATGGACATGTTTGAAGCGTTACCACCACCACCAATGATGGAAACAGAAATGGATATGGAAGTGGACATGTATGAAGAACTACCACCACCACCAGCAATGATAGAAACAGAAGTGGATATGGATATTGATGAAACACAAACGACAACATTTCAAGTTATCGGTGAGAAACCAGATATGGAAACAGGAATGGATATGGAAACAGAAATGGATATGGACATGGATGAACAACCATCTACTATGACATTTGAAAGTAGTGTTGGTGATGATGAAATGGAAATGGACATGGACGAACAACCATCTACGATGACATTTGAAAGCAATGTTGCTTCTAATGAATCAGAAGAATTTGATAGCAATGAATCAGTTGAAACAGAAGATTTAGTTTCAGATGCATCAGAAGAAATGGGTGAAGAACCTATGGTAGAAGAAAAACCTACTACACAAACATTTACAAGTATGACAAATGAAGAAGAAGTAGTTGAAGAAAAACCTACAACAACAGACGATAATTTAATTGCAGAAGCAGATGAAGTAACTGAAGAAATGCCTACTGAAACTACAGAAGAATCAATTGAATCAGAACCAATTGCAAAATCAGATAGTGTTGAAGAAGAAGTAGATTCTCCAACTGAGGAAAAAGAAGAAAAGCCAACTCTTATATCTAAAAAAGAATCTGATGAAGAAGAAGATAAACCAAAAGATAAAAAATCTAATACTACAACAAGTAAAGTAAAAGTAATAGATAAAACAAAAACAAAAACAACAATTTCAAAAACAGAAGAACAAAAACAACAAAAAGTTGAACTAAAATTAGATGTTGATAAACTTACTGCAAAGATTGAAGAAAAGGTTGCAGATGTAAATAAACAATTAGTTGCTGTAAATTATATTGTATCACAAGTGATGGTAAAGAATCAACCAAATATAACTGAAGCGTATAAGAATATAAATGGTCGTTTTTTTGATAATCGTCAATTGTATAAAAACCAATCAGACGTGTATCAAAATAATAATGTTATGTTAGGTGAATATAACCACAGCATTTACGAAAAAGAAAATACTGTTCTTGTAGCAATGAGTGGCGAAGATGGTATGTTGAAGTATCAAACGGAACTAAATAATGCCGTAAACAAAAGACAACAATTAGAGCGAGAGCTTTATATTTTACAAACACAAAAGAGGTAGGTAATTAGAAATGGACGTATCAAAAATATCAGAAAACTTTTCCAAGTATGCCGTTATAATCGGGGTAGTCATTACATTAGGTGGTGGTTTCATGGCTTGGGGACAATTCAACGCAAGACTGGATGGCATAGAAAAAAGTCAAGGTAGCGACGCTGTAGAAAAACTTCAAGCAAGAGTTGCTGACTTAGAAACATCAAATGAAGTTTTAAGAAAAACAATTGATGTAATAGATGCTAGAATGGCTGAGTTGAAATTGAAAGTTAGCAACCCATTAGGTAACTAATATTATCTAAAAGACCTTAAAATTTCCAATTTTATACCCATTTTCTGGGATTTTCCTATAAATATATCTACTATTGACATTTTTATGACAATATGTTATAATTTTAGTATGTTACTTCAATTAAAAGGAGAACTATTATGTTAGAACAAGAAGAAAAGAGTTTTGATACACTTTATCAAGATTTTGAAGAAATATTAGAAGATTATTGTAGTAGGCAATCGCCAGAGTTAGAATATGATTGGGAAGGCGAAGAAGTAAAAATTTCCATTGATGAGTTAGACGATAAAGGAAAGGAGCACGCTGAAGAAATTGTGAAAAGTTTAGAAAATCTTCAGATTGCTGGCAGCAAACCTTATTTCTACGAAGAAGTAGATAAAGAAAATAAACACAATTTAAATTATAAAATAGGGGTGTTAAGATTGGATAGTTAGAATGATACAAATAGAAAACAAAAAAAGAGAATGAACCACCAAGAATTGGAGAGAAGTTTCATATCTCTTCGAAAGCATTTTGTAGATATTAAAGTTTACATTAAGGAACATTTCAATAAAGATGGATTATTAAGAGGATTATTACTAGAGTTTGAACGACCATATGAAGAGGGATTATTAGAAAATATAAAGCAATTAGAAAGATTAGATGAATTAGATATTCCTATTGATAGTGAAGAATTAAATATTGAAAAATCTTATCACAAACTTAGTGATAGTTTCCACAAATTAAACCCATATATCTATGAAACTTATCAAGATGATATAAAATTAAGAGCATTTTTAACTCATATTTTGATGATACTTCAAGATTTAGGTGAACACTACTACTATAAAGCGATTAAAGAACGAGATGATGATAAAACAGATAAAAAAGATAATCCCAAAAAACCCAATAAAAACAGGGTTTTACAGTAAATATTTGACAAATTGTTCATTCTATGTTATAATATTTGTATAATATGATAAAAAAAACACACACAAAAGAAGATTTAGATTCTTACACTATTGATGTAAGAAATGATAACGTAGAAGGAGCATTGCGACTTTTAAAGAAAAGAATACAAAAAGATGGTTTGATGTTTGAATTGAAAAAACGAGAACATTATGTGAAACCTAGTGAAAAACGCAGAATGAAAAAAGCCGCTGCGATTATACGACAAAAAAAGACACAAGCAAAAAAAGGTATGAGTAAAGGAAACTATAGAAAATGACAGACGATAATGTGATACAAGGGCCGTGGAAAACTCATGTTAAAGTTCCAGAAATGGAAGAAACTAGTCAGTTAAGATATAACTTGATGTTTGCTGAAGATATAACACAGTCGATTATAGTACAAACGCTTCGTGTTCTTGATGAAAACAAAGTTTCAGATAGAGAAAAAGATGTTTTTATAAAAGATTTTGGTTTAGTAAATGAAACTTTAAAATCTTGTATACTTCGACATTTTGGTTTTTTTCATCCTATTCAAGTTTTATCGGATATGGCAATGACATCAACTGTAAATGAACAAACGCAGAAGGTTTATTCTCAGTTTGATTTATCACAATTGAATAATAAAGATTTTGACCAAATTTTAAAAGAGGAATAATTATGGTATTAGTTGATATGAATCAAGTAACTTTATCTTCATTAATGATGCAGATAGGTCAATCAAAAGATTTACAAGTCAATCCAGATTTAGTTAGACATATGGTATTGAATTCTATTCGTACATATAGAATTAAATTTGTAGAAGATTATGGTGAATTAGTTTTATGTTATGATAGTAAACACTATTGGAGAAAAGACGTTTTTCCACAATATAAATCTCATCGTAAGAAAATGAGAGAATCTAGTGATTTTGATTGGAACACTATTTTCAATACACTTAATGCATTAAAAGAAGAACTTAGAGAAAATTTTCCATATAAAATGTTAGAAGTATATGGTGCAGAAGCAGATGATATTATTGCAACTATTTGTGAATCACAAAAAGAAAATATTATGATTGTTTCTGGTGATAAAGATTTTATTCAATTACAAAAATATAAAAATGTAAAACAATGGAATCCTGTTCAAAAGAAAATGTTGAAAGATAAAAATCCAGATTTATATTTAAAAGAACATATTATCAAAGGTGATAGGAGTGATGGAATCCCAAATGTTCTTTCTGATGATAATTCTTTCGTAGATAAGATTAGACAAAAACCACTTACGAAAAAGAAAATACAATCATGGGTAGAACATGATTTTATGGATGTTGCCCCTAATGAACAAGCAAAAAGAAATTATCATAGAAATACTACATTAGTAGATTTATCTAAAATACCACAAGACCTTAAAGATAAGATTAAAGAAACTTATAAGACAACACCTATTTTGGGTGATAGAAAAAACCTTATAAATTACTTTATAAATAATAAGTTAAAAGAATTGACAAATAATTTAGGAGATTTTTAATTATGGTTACAGAAACATATGTTCCACTCTTTCATGAAATTTTTGAACGAGTACACAAAGCAAAAACTAAAGACGAAAAGGTTGCGATTTTAAAAAAACACAATAGTGCTGGTTTACGTTGGTTTTTAAGAGCTAATTTCGACCCAGATGTAGAATGGTTATTACCAGAGGGTAAAGTACCTTATATCCCGAATGATGCCCCAGAAGGCACAGAACACACAAGATTACATAAAGAATATAAAACTCTTGATAATTTTATATCACTTCTTGGTGTTGTTGCTAGACCTAATATTGTTCAATCACGTAGAGAATCACTTTTTATTCAATTGTTAGAAGGATTGAGTGCTAGTGAAGCAAACTTGGTTGTACAAGCAAAAGATAAAAAGTTGGGTAGAGCTTATAAAGGACTATCAATTCCAGTTTGCAAAGAAGCATTTAATTGGAATGACAACTTTATGTTAAAGGATTAGTAAATATTTGACAAATTGTTTATTATATGTTATAATTATTAGTATAATAAACGAAATATAACAACTAGGGTAAAAATATAGCAACGAGTTTTTATCCTAGTATAAAATAACAAATTTGAGTTGCAAGGTGATTATATCATGGCAAGACAAACTATGACAAGAACTGCAAAGTTCTTAAAAGCGCTTCTTAGAGGCGAATCTATTTCTTGGACAGCTGTTCAGAAAAGATATGGTTTCAAGTCCCCAAGAACTGTCGTTGACGGTTTTAGAAGACGAGGATATTGTGTGTATGCAAACAAAGCTGCAGACGGTACTTCATATAGAATTGGCACACCAAGTCAATCTATCATTAAAGCGGGATTAGAATCCGTTTATGGGTTATAAAACCCATAAAGTTTTTGGGTTATAATACCCACTAATCGGTTAGTGGAGCTTTGTACCCACAGAGCTCCATTTTCATTCACAAAAAAATATCATAAATTTTACCATATAAATAATTTCAATATGAGATTATCTATAAGAGGTTGTGATACCGAAACTAAAATAAAAACTAAACAATCTGTAAGATGGTATCTTGACCATCTTCTTTCTAAAAGACTTCAATCTAACCTTTCAATTTCCATTTCTTATAGCGATACTCTTTTTAAAGAACAACAAATAGAAGGAGAATGTGTATGGAATGACGAATTTGAAACTCGTAGACCAAAAAAATTTACTATTAATATAGACAATCAAGTAAGACTTAGAAGCAAACTTATAGCATTAGCACACGAACTCGTGCATCTTAAACAATGGACAAAAGGTGAGATGTATGAATATGTAAGAGATGCAAATAGATATAAATGGAAAGATACTGTGATAGATACTAAAGGAGTAGATTATTATGATTTGCCGTGGGAAGTAGAAGCACATGGTAGAGAAATTGGAATGTTTATACGTATGTGTGAATCATTAAAATGGGCAAAAGAAGATTGGACAAAAGAATATGTGCCTATGTATGGTGATAGAAAATGTGGATTAACTGAGATGCTTGAAAAGCATGAAAAAAATTTGACAAACTTAACTAAATGAAGTATAATATATTAAAAATGTGGAGATATAATTTTGCCTACTTATGATTTTTTAAATACAAATACAAATAAAATGGAAGAACTTTTTATGTCGATTTCAGAAATGGAAGAATATATAAAAGAAAATCCACATATTCAAATAGCACCTGCTGCTCCAGCAATTGTATCTGGTGTAAACACAGAACAAAAAATGGATACGGGATGGAAAGAAACATTACAAAAGATATCAGAAGCACACCCGAATAGTGCTCTTGCAGATAGATATGGAAATAACAAGACACTTAAACAAAAAAAAGGTGAAAGAGTGTATAAAGAACACGCAATTAAACAAGCGAAAGAAAAGAAATAATATAAATATGATAATGATACGAGCTAGAAATTTCAGCACAACCTTAGATATTAAAGTATCATCAAAAGAGGTTTGTAAGCTTTTGAAATCCCTCGGCTCATGCATCAATGGGGGGTTGTTACATGACAATCCCTTTTTTTATAGAGGTTATTAAATAATGCCAGAAAAAAAGAAAGTAAAAGAAATTACAGATTCACAATTAATTAAAATAAAACCAGTTACAGATAATCAGAAAGTATCATTTGACGCATTTAAAAAAGGACAAAATATTTTTCAATATGGTGCTGCTGGAACTGGAAAAACTTTTGTTGCATTATACCTTGCACTTAAAGAAGTTTTAGATTTAAAAAGTCCATACCATAGAGTATGTCTTGTTCGTTCATTACTGACAACAAAAGATGAATCATTTATTCCTAATAAAGAAAATGACACAACACTTTTATATCAAACTGTCTATCAGAATATGGTACAATTTATGTTTGAACAACCAAATGAAGATGCGTTCAGTTCGTTATATGATAGATTAAAAACACAACAAAGTTTATATTTTCTTTCTACTTCCTTTCTTCGAGGATTGACTTTTGATAATTCTATTATTGTTGTAGATGAATGTCAAAATTTAAATTTTCATGAGTTAGATACTATTATAACAAGAGTTGGACAAAATAGTAGAATTATTTTTTGTGGTGATGTAGACCAAAGTGATTTAGTTAGGACACAAGAAAAAAATGGTATTTTAGATTTTACTAGAGTGCTTGAACAAATGGATGAATTCACATTAGTTGAATATAATTTAGGTGATATAGTTCGTTCTGGATTTGTTAGAAATTATTTAATTAATAAAATTAAACTAGGACTTGCTAGTGGTTAATAAAAAAAAAAATTATTAATATAGGATGTTAATATAATGAAAAAAATACATGAATTTAAAAGAGAAATAAAATATGTTCCCGAACTTTCAACACAAAATGTAGATAGAAAACGATACTATGTAACACCGAAGAAACTTCTTTATCCATCTATAACTACAGTTTTATCTCAACGAGGTAAACAGGGATTATTCGAATGGAGAAAACGAGTTGGAGAAGAAGTAGCAAATCATATTACTAGAACTTCTGCTAGTAGAGGTTCTGCTGTTCATCAGATGTGTGAAGATTATTTAATGAATAAACACATTTATAATCCAACCGATTTTGAAAAACATTCACAAAGACATTTTCTTGGATATTGTTTATTCAATAGATTAAAAGAAGAAGTTTTACAAAATATTGATAATATATATGCACAAGAAACAACATTATGGTCAGATAGATTAATGGTTGCTGGTAGAGTGGATTGTATTGCAAAATATAAAGATGTTCCTACTATTATTGATTTTAAAACATCAAGAAGTGAACGAAATGATGAGTGGAATGAAAACTATTATATACAAGCAACAGCATATTCTGAAATGTTTGAAGAAAGAACAGGAATGAATATAGACCAGATTGCTATTTTAGTTGTAACTGAAGATGGAACTGTCCAAGAGTTTGTTAAAAATAAAAAAGATTATTTACATTTATTAGATGATGCTTTAAAAGTTTATTCTCTTAAAGATAATGCACAAGGTCTTACTGCGAATTAGATACTTGAGGGGCTGTAGCTCAATAGGGAGAGCGCCTGCTTTGCAAGCAGGAGGTCGCAAGTTCAATTCTTGTCAGCTCCACTTGACAAACGATAAAAAATAAGTTATAATAAATAACAAAATAATCCATTAAGTAATATGGTAAGACGGAGATTCGATTTCTCCCGCCTCCAAGAATTACTAATTATATGAGGGGGCGTTCTGGGTTCGATTGCGATACGAAAGGGTTATGTTAAGATAACTGATAACATTAATTATCAATTAGCTGCTTAAAAGAAGTAGCGGGAGTTTGGTGGTTTCCTTGGCAACATAAAAACCACCACTAGAGGTAAAAATGTCATTTAAAACACAAAGAACATTTGAATTAGAAATAGAACAAATTATTAAAAATTATGAAATGTCTCACATGCAAGCAGTCTTACATTATTGTGAAACTAATGATATAGACCCATCATCAATTAATAGATTGATATCTAAAACTTTAAAAGAAAAAATAGAATCAGAAGCTAGAGATTTAAATTTTTTTCCAAAGAGAGGCAAACTTCCCGATTTATAATATAATGGATTCATATGATGCATACAAGTTATATCTTGGTATCAAAACACATTTCGAAAAAGGTAATTATGATTTTGTTCAATATGGTGGAAAAACAAGGTCAACTAAAGAATCTTTTTTAAAAAGAAACGATAGAAAGATTTTTTATAAAGTATCTAAATCACATTCTAATCTGATAGATTTAAAAAACTATTATATTGCAAACTTTATTCAAACACATAAAGGTTGGGTTGGAGAATTTTCTGAAAAAAATTATTCTGATTGGAAAAAAAGAATTGAAAGTTTATCATATATATTTGAACAAAATATTTTATTATTAATAAATGAAATTTGTGTTAATAAAAAAGATTACGATATAAATAATTTCGAACATATTTTTGAATGTGAGAAAGGAAAACATCCGATTCTTTTAAAGGGATATCTTTCAAAAAGAATTTTTCCAGAAACGCTAATAATTTTGGATGATATCCTTTCTTATTTCAAAGAATGGGATAAAATGTTGAGTGATGATATAATCTGGCCAGAAGAAAAAATCTTTCTTAATAAGTATAGAAGATTTCTCGAATTTGATAAAACCAAATATAAACTTGCTTTGCGTAAATTGGTAAAATCAAATTTGGGAGATAAGTAAAAATGTTTGATAGTATAAAAAAAATATCAGAAAATAAATGGTTATTAGGATATACCATTTCATCTGTTACTATGCATGACAATAAGAAGAAAAAAAATATAGAGGTTAATTTTGATATCTCTAATATGAATCAAGTCGGCATCTGGACTATTTCAGAAGATAGT